TACGACATTTACTTTTATGGATTTATCCTCTATTGGCATTAGATTGATTGTATTTTCTATCAATGATAAATTCTGGTCTGATACCTTACAAAGCTTATCAGCTATTACTTCTATTCTAATTGGATAGAATTTCTTATTATCTTTGACTGGCTCTCCAGTTAATAAATATTCCATTGAGACATTTAAAGCAGTAGCTAAAGTAAATAAATCTTCAGATTTAGGAATTGACATATTTGTCCTCTGACCATTTATTTTCCTATAATTTATATTTGTAATTAAAGACAACTCTTTTAACGTTGCAATATTTAATTGAGCTCTTAAATCGTCAAGTCTGTTCCAAAAAGTATAAGCATTAATGTTTTTCATAAATATATAATATCATTATTACTGGTAAATACGTAAAAAAGTAGTAATAAACGTTGACTTTACATGTTTTTAGGTATATTTTAACATTATGAATACACAAAAACATGTAATTGGTGCTATTAGCGTAAAAATAGAACTAACTAAAGAAGTAAAGATACAAGCTAAACAATATGCAAAAAGACATGGATACTCATTCCAGTGGTGGTTAGGTTCATTAGTTAGAGAAGAATTAAAAAAAGATATAGATACTCCGTAAATATTTCAGGTTTCCCTTTTTATTGTAGAGTGTTCACTTTTAACGGTTTTTAACTTGTCACTGAATTAAAACATTATAAAACCGAGACTGTATCAGGAAGAGTATTTTTTGTATTTAGAGTGTCCTGAATAATAAAAACATGCAAATATTAATGACTGCTAGGAAAGTACTAGCGTAGTAATTAAGTACACAGGCTTTACAATGGTTCGATTCCATCAATTACTAAAGTCCGATTTTTCTTTTAATGGCTATTTTATTCAAGACTTTAAATAAATTGAAAAATGAACCGTTTGACTGCTAGGAAAGAACTAGCGAATAGCAACTAAGTAAACAAGCTTACATTAAGGTTCAAGTCCTTTTTGCTATTAGAGTTGACCCAATAATCAACCGCTTAACAATAGACTTGCGCTTTATAGAAAAAGCAAAGAGTTAAAAATTAAGAGAAGATAGTGAGAAGAGAGGTAATTTCTATTAAGTCCTGGAGGGTAACTATTGCGGTAACGTAAGTCATAAAAACAGGTGACCGAACTGACTCATCATGCTGATTATTTCTGTTGACTGCTAGGAAAGTACTAGCGTAGTAATTAAGTAACCAGGCTTTACAGTGGTTCAATTCCACTGGTTACTAACCTTGAATTTGACTAATTCACTGTTTGCAAACAGTAAAATTGCATGATAATGGTAAACCCTAGAGGCTTGTCACCTACATAAGCTTGGAAGAGTTTTGACTGCTAGGAAAGTACTAGCATTTATAGGCTGATAGCACAAAGAAGGAATAGTGCAAAGGGTCGCAACCTTATATGCGTGGTTCGAATCCCGCTCATGTCTGAATCATTAAAGAGAGGTTTTTAATGCAAAAAGAAGAAGACAAGATATGCACAGTTCAAGAAGCTGCTAATTATCTAAAAATTTCCACAAGCACAATAAGGAGGATGGCTAATCAAAGAAAAATCTCATCTTTCCGAGTTAACACAAGAATAAGGTTTCATCTAGCCGATTTAGATGAATATGTAAAGAAAACAACACAGCTAAGTGTTGATGATTGAACCTAGAGAAAAAGAAGATCTTGTTACTTTTGTTCAAAAAAACAAAGAGGAATTAAAAATGCAAAAGAACTTAATTAAGGAGATGTCTAAGCTAAGACAACTCTTAGACAAGAAAGGAATTTCACATAGAGATACAGTTGGATCCTTTTTTAACTCTATCTATGAGAATGTCACTTTCAAGAAAGATGATATTAAATATACGGTATCAAGACGTGAACATCATAATTCAAAAGGTGTTCTTTTATATAACTTACTTAGAGTTGATAAAGTAACTTCAATATCTGAAGAATATGGTTATTTTCAAAATATATTTAATTTACCTGTTCCTGGGCAAGCTCAACCTAAAAACTTAATTTCTTTTTGTGGAAATTATGAACTTGACTATGATAAAGATTATTTATCATCTCTTAGTATTTTATTCTAAAGGTAAAAAAATGAAGAAAAAAGTTACTCAAAAAAAAATCCTTCCAAACAAATGTTGCTGTAAATTTTGTGATAATTCAATTCTGTTTGGTATCAATACATTTCATGAAAGAACAAAAAGTAGTACTTACTGCCTTTTGTTGTGTTTACCTGTTTCGGAAAATTCTTATTGTTTAGATTTTAATAACAAGGAGAAAAAATAATGGCTTTAAGGGAAAATAACTATCTAGTAGTTCCAGCAACTGCCAGAAATCAATACAACTTACGTGGAAGTGAGCTTCTTGTGTTTGGCATAATCTATGGCTTTTCACAAGACGGACAAAGCCTATTTGAAGGGAGCACTAACTACATTTCAGAATGGACAGGATTGTCCAGAAGAACCGTTTTAAGAATACTAAAAGATTTTACAGAAAGGGGTATATTTTCTAAAATTTCTTGCTCTGGAAGAGAGTGTAAATATGCAGTAAATTTTGATTTTGAAAGTGATAATAATTCTATTATAACCCATGACAAAATGTCACAGGTTAAAGATTTAACCACCCATGACAAAATGTCACAGGTACCCATGACAAAATGTCAGCAGACCTGTGACAATATGGCGCAAACCTGTGACAAAATGTCACACTATAATATAGATAATATAAATAATAATATAAAAGAAAATATTAAAAGAAAAAAATTCATTAAACCTTCAATTGAAAACATCAAAAATTACTGCCTTGAAATTGATAGTAAAATTGATTCTCAAAGGTTCTTTGACTACTACGAAGCAAATGGTTGGGTAGCAGGTAAAGTTTCCATGAAAGATTGGAAAGCTGCAATAAGAAATTGGACTAGAAATAACTTCAATACTAATCAATCAAATTCAACAATTAACAAACATGATTATCAAAAAGAAATAACTCAAAAGGAGTTAGATCAATATGACAGAAAATAAACAAAAAGTAGGTAACTTGATAGCTTGCCCTGTTTGTGGCCATAAAATAAAAGTTATTGAATATAAATATGTTTCTATGTTGGATAAATATTACCCAGTAACTGAAGAATGTAAATTTTGCAAGAAACAAGAAATATTAAATCAAGAATTTAATTTAAGAAAAACTCTTGAAAAAGCAAATCTAGGATCTAGATATGTGAATCTTGATTTTTCAAACCTTGAAGATGTAAGTCAATCTTTTATCACTGCAAAGCAATCTGCTATGAATTACTGCAAGTCAATTAGCGTTTGTAAAAACCGAGGCTTAGGAATGTATCTGTTTGGAGACAATGGCCGAGGAAAAACTGCTCTAGTAGCTTGTATGCTACGAGAAGCGGCAAAACAGGGCTATTCTATTTATTTAACTAATCTTACAGAAGTAACTGATAAACTTTTCAAAAAAGAAATAAAACTCTCATTTTTAAAGAAAGTAGATTTTTTGGTAATTGACGATATTGGCTCTGAAAGAATGTTTAAAACAGGAAGTGATGAAACTTTTGTTGCTGACAAAGCTAACGAAATAATAGCTTCTAGGGAAAAAGATTTAAAGCCTACTCTGTTCACTTCAAATCTATCAATTAGCTCGCTTTTCAAAGTTGGCTACACAAAAAAGACCATTGAAAGGATTTCATCACTATCAACAAGAGTTTTTGAAATTCAAACTAATGAATCTCACCGACTAAAAGAAATAAAGAAACTTCCGTTCTAAAATTTAGGAGAAACTTAAAAATGCAAAAAACAAGAAAGAAGTATGTAAAAAAGGGAAGAAAAAGACCAGGGTTAGCAATGATGTTGCCATTAATTCCATGTTTTCCAGATTGGATTACAACAGGAGATTTGGCTAAAAAAATGGGAATAACAACAGAAAGAGTTAATTCTTGGATAGCGGGAATTCCCGAAAATGAACCAATTGCTGTTGATGATCTAAGCAAAGGATACCAAAAGTATTGTTACATCCGTGATAGTGCTGGAACAATTTTAATATAGGAGAATTTTAAAAATGCCAACAAAAGAAGAAAGAGAAATTGCAGCTATTAAAAAAGAAAATGAAGATAACAAAACTTATAAGCTAAGAAAGTTTTCATTAAAACTAACAGATATTCAAGTTGTGAAACTGAATAATATTTCAAATGATTTCGGAAGAATGGAACCTTCTAAAGTTTTAGAAAATTTCATAGCTGATTTAGTGGACTATCACAGGAATGGTTCAGATGAAATGCAACTAGCAAATGCTTGGTTTGAAAGAGCTATAGCAGAAAAAAGGAGATATTAAAAATGCAAATAACATATACAGGAGATTGCAACCAATTAAAGAACTTAAAGAAAGAGCTATCACCAAAAGTAACAATGGCGAAAGTTCTAAGATGTAAATTAAGTGAAATTCAAGTAGGAGAAGAGTTTCATATGTTCAAATTAGCTCAAAAGGTTCGTGACTTAATTGGAGAAGAGCGAGGAGAACCTTGCTTTATGTATTCGGGTTCAATCTTACGTCAATTGAGAGAAGAACGAGCAGAGGGCCGTTTTAACTATGAATGTATCAACCGCCCTAAGAGTATTTATAAAAGAATTTCTGGAGGTTCAAGCAATGAAAATTAAAGAACCGAATTATGTTCAACTATTAGTAGAAAAACGTGATGCAACAGAACATGCATTAGTAAGCAAAGAAATAATTACTACAAAGGAAAAAGTAAAAATGAACTCCTTAGTTAGAGATTTAGTTCAACATTTTGAAAACAAGCATATATGGGTTACTCCTTATGGTAACGGAAAATTAGCAAGAATCAACGTTCTTAAATACTTCGTCACAGACCAAAAAAAATTGGGATTGCGTGGTGCAAGACGTACTGATATTTCATTCAAGGTAAAATTCTTTGATCCATCTAAAAACAGCTTAGACTTTTACAAAGAAAAAGTAACACAGGCAACTGCAAATGACTTTATTAGAGAATGGTGCAAAGAATTCGACAAGGGGAATGATGAACAAAAAACTCTTCCAAGATGTTCTTTTTATTATGAAAATGAAAAGAATGGTTATTCTGCTTGTGATAACTCTGATGATGACTGTTTTTGCGAAGACTTTAAAACAGAAGAAAATGCTAAAAGGTATTTGGATGGATGGAATCTTAATGAAATAGCTTTTGGCAAGAAAGATAAAAACAATGGTCAAACCCAAGTATATTGATATTGCCAGTAAATTTAATTTAGACAGAGGGTTGTCTTCATTTGACAATAGTCAAAATGTTGGAATTACTGGCAAGCTTATTAAGAGCTCTGACTATTTTGATAATGGGGGAACCACAACATTACAAATTAGGTATTCAGAAAATAAAAAAAACCTCTATGGCTTTTCTTATTTCTTGTCTAATGATTATAGGATTTTTGAAACTGGCATTAAAATTCAATTTAAATATAATTCTATCCATGAACTTTATAAAGCTATTAATGAATCATGTGGTTTGTTTATTAGAAAGAATTTTAAGAGACCTGAAGCTTTAATTAAGGAGCTTAATATTTCTTTTAATAATGAGTTTCAAGGCTTCTTAGAAATATATTAGGCGGTTAATATGAAAGACAAATATTTACATTTTTATGCCTGTTTTGTAGCTACTATTTTAGTAGTTGTAATTCAAAGAGGTGTTACTGGAGCTTGGTTTTCTTCTGGTTAGCTATTGGTAAAGAGTATGGAGACTCAAAAGCTAAAGGTAATAAGTTGGATTGGCTTGTTTTGTTGGCTGATGGATTAGGAATAATAACAGCCCTTCTGTTCTTATTTATTATTAAAAGAATAAAAGGATCATATGCATAAAGTAATTACAGCAGATAGTAAGTCTAAGTTAAGAAAGCAAAGAGACAAGCTTTTAAAAGATAATTGGAAGCCACAATGTGGAATCAAACTTTCAGTCGATAATCATGGTAAATCATACTTTTGCCAAACAATGATTAAGTTTTAAACAAGGAGGATTAGCTATTGCAACCAAAATCTCATAAAGCTATCCAAGAGATTAAGCAGGATATTGAATATCTTAAAGCCAGTCTTGAAAGATTAAAGAATAGTATTCGAAGTGATTCACATCAAAGGACAGTAGGTCTTAAAGAAGAAGGATTAGTTCGATTACAGTTAAAGCTTACTACTGAATTGATAGAGCTTTTAGAAATTAGAAAAGATATATAAAAGGAAGTTAAGATGCCTAAGAATAAAGGATATGTTTATATGCTAGTAAGTGCTGATGAATTTGAGATACCTCTGATGATAGCAGATTCTTTAAATGAATTAGCTCAAATGAGTAAGATTTCTGAAAAGACTTTAGCTACTGCTAGAGCCAAAAATTCAAAAATTAGAACTAAATATTTTATTAGAAGAATCAATGCCGATAAAAGAACTGCTGCAATTCATGCTAAAAATAAAAAACTTCAAAAAGCTAAAAGGCTTAAAAATATAAAGAAGGACAAAGATGCCTAAAAAGAAAATTCATAAATGGAAAGATAAAAACAAGAACAGATACTACAAAGAAGGTTATGAGCTTGGGTTTTATAAGTCAGATATTTATTATCGAATGAACATACTTTGCTTAACCTTTCTTCAAGCCGTGAACTTAACTCCACCAACAAGAGATGATTGCCATGATTAATGGCAGACGGTTAATGAAAAAGCGTTGCAAAACTCCTGGATGTCCTAAGTTTCATCACAATGATAACGGCTACTGTGATGACTGCAACAATCAAAGGTCGCAAGAGTGGAAAGAAATCAAAGCCAGGCATAGTAATAGCGCTTGTGGTGATGATAGGCCTTCGGCTAGTAAGCGAGGATATAATTCAAAGTGGCGTAAGTTTGCTAGAAACTACTTAAAGAAGCATACAGTCTGCGCTATATGTGGCAAGAAAGCTACTGTAGTTGATCACAAGAACATACCCGCGCAAATAATGCTTGATATGTATGATAAGTTCATCCTAGATGATGAATACTATCAGCCTTTATGTCGAAGTTGTAACTCTCGAAAGGCAAAAGATGATAAGAAGGTATGTTCAAGGTACTTTGAAGATAAAGAAAAGCTTAATTCATATAGTAATTAGTTCTTGTTTCTCTCCAAGCGGGGGGAGGGGTCGAAACTTTTCTCTATAATTAGAGACCTACGTGATTTATATAACCCCACACACAAGGAGTAATTTTGTTTTTAAATACACTAAAACAGATGCCTAAACCTCCAGAATCATTAGGCAAAAAAGGTAAAGTTCATTGGGAATTTATAGTAAAGCCTTTAGTTCAAGCTAGGGTTATTTCAAAAATGGATTTACCTTTATTGGAAATGGCCTGTAAAGCTTTTGAGTCTTGGGAAGAGGCAGAAGACGAAGATGCTCGCCGAAAATCTTCGGCAGAGTATTTAAGAATCATGAAAGAGTACGGCGCCACACCTAGGAGCCGTCAAGCTTTAGCTTCAAGAGAAAAGCCAGGTAAAGGAAATGAAAAAATCATTAAAAAGAAAAGCAAGAATGAAAAAGAAGAAGAAGATTTATTTGAGGCATTTGAATAAACAATGATAGGAACACCAACTCCAGTACTTTTGAAGAAAATGAAATCTCTATTCAGAAATCAATTTGATGAATACATAGATTCTGTTGTTTCTGGAAAGAGACACACGGCAGAACCTGAACGCTTTAAGGTAGAGCGCTATTTAAATGATTTAAATCATTCAAATTGGGAATGGTGTTTTGATTTTGACAAAGCTTTTGCACCTTTAGTTTGGGCTGGTTGTAATTTGAAGTTTCCTTCAGGTTCAAATATGGGTAAGCCTTTACGGTTACAGCCTTGGCAAGTTTTTGATATAGCTCAAATATATGGTTGGGTTCATCAAATAGAAGGATATAGAAGATTTGTTAACGTTTATCTGGAAGTTCCAAGAAAGAATGGAAAAACAACTGAATCGGGAGCGCTTGCGAACTATATGGCTTTTTCGGATATGGAAGGCGATAAAAATGGTGCAACTTATATTGCTGCAACTAGTGGTGATCAAGCAGGAGACTCCTTCTCAAATGCTCAAACACAAGTACTACTAGCAAAACATCCTGGTTTTAAATTTGGCAATTCAAAAAATAACTATGTTACAAAATACGGCACACGAAAGATGGAAGCTGTTACCTCTTCTCCTAAAGATGGCCGTTTATTTCATTGTTTAATAGTTGATGAATATCACCAACACCCAAACAATGATGTTGTTAACTCAATTAAATTAGGGGCTGGAACAGATAAAGAATTTCTAATCCTATATATAACTACTGCAGGATCTAATTCTTATAGTGTATGTAATGAAGAAAGAGAATCTGCTTTAAAAATAGTAAAGGGAATAATTAAATCTGAAAGATATTACACTGCAATATACACTGTAGATGAAGCAGATAAAAAAAATGAGCGAATTGGACTTAGTGAAGTATGGGAAAAAGCAAATCCAAATTACAATGTTACTGTTATTCCTTCGACTTTTCAAACTTTTTATAGTGATGCCCTACTCTCGCCTACCAAACTAAGAAATTTTAAAACAAAATTTTTAGATATTTGGGTTACTTCAGGTTCTAGATGGGCCAATATGGAAAAATGGTTATCCAATAAAAACGATAAAGAAGAATCTTTTTTTATTGAAAAACAAACTCCATGTTATGCAGGCTTAGATTTGGCATCTGTCTCTGATTTTGCAGCATTTACTAATGATTACTTATATGAAGGAACCCATTATTTATACCATAAATTTTGGATACCTGAATCAAGAATAGATATGCTTGAAGTTCAATTAAAAATACCTTTACGGAATTGGATTGACGAGGATCTTATAATAGCTACACCTGGTCCTGTTATTGATTTTAGTTTGATAGCAGAATATATCACCGAAGTTTATGAAGATAGTAATTTGCTTTTTATTGCAGGTGATCCTTGGCATTTACGTGATTTGTCAAACTATATGCCACCTTGGTGGGAAGAAATAACCTTCTCTTTCTCGCAAGGATGGAGAGGAATGAGTCCATCAATTAAAACTTTTGAAAAAGAATATCTACTTGAAAATATAGCTTCATCAAATAAAGTAATAGACTGGATGATGGATAATGTTGATTCAAAAACTGACGGCAATGACAATATAAAATTAATTAAACCAAGTCGAGATAGATCATCAAAAAGAATCGATGGAGTTATAACTATGGTTATGGCTATTGATACGGCAAATACTCAAAAAAATACATCAAAAATAGATAGTATTGAAGACCTTTTTTTTATTGGTTAGGCTTGGATTTAAAAAAACAGTGATATGATATTTCCAGTAAAACAAGAAAGGGGAAAATATGCCTGTAAAAATTTTTCAGAAGTTTTTTAAAACCTCTGAACAACAATCCAAATCCCAAGAACCTAATCCCCAAGACCATATTAAAGAACAAGTTTCTGCGGTTTTTGCGGATAATGGGTTTTACGGATTCGAAAACTTCTCGGCTTTAGAAAACTCGGCTTTATGGGCTTGTGTATCCAAGCTAAGTAGAACTATGGCTACACTGCCTCTTCATTTATTTGAAGAAGAAAATAATTCAAAAAAGATAGTTAAATCAGGTGCTCTTTCGTTGCTTTTAAAACAACCTAATAAATATATGACAAATTATCAATTTAAATTTATTATGGCTTTTAATTTTGAACTACATGGAGTTGCTTATGCCGTTATAGAAAAAAATTTGGGTTTACCTGTTGCTCTTTACCCTATTTCACCTAATGCTCTAATTCCTTACTGGAATAAGGGTGTATTAACTTGGATGTACAGCAACACAGGAGAGACTTTTAAAGATGATGATATTTTAAAGATATCAAACTTACCACTTTCTGCTACAAGTGCCTTGTGTCCATTAAATTACAGTCTTTCAGATATCAGCTTAGCAAAAGCTTCTAAAGATTTATCAACTGATTACTTTAAGAATGGTGGTCAAATTTCAGACGTTATGACTTTACCTGCAGGCGCTACTGATGAGATGAAAAAACAGTCAAGAGAAGAGTTTAAAAGGTATCATTCAGGCACTGGGAATGCCCATAAAACTTTATTCTTGATTGGAGATACCAAATATGAAGCAATTCAATTAAAGAATGATGATCTAGGTAAATTACAAACTGCAGAATCATGGACTGTATTAGAAGTAGCTAGAAGATTTGGAGTTCCACCCTTCTTTGCTGGAGATATGACGAAAGCCACTTATTCAAACTCTGAACAACAAGGAGCTGAATTAGTAACTTATTCCTTACAACCAAGAGCTGTTGCTTGGGAAAGTGCTTTACAATGTTTGGCTAAAAATAATCAATATTTTAAATTCAATTTTGCAGGGTTGCTAAGAGGTGATAATCCTTCACGTTCTGCTTTTTATCACAATGGTCTAATGGATGGTTGGTTATCGGTTAATGAAGTTAGAGCATATGAGGATTTGAACCCTATTAAAGATGGCAACAAACACATGTTCCCAATGAACTACACCACACTTGCCAAAGTTGGCTCTAATAATGGTTATGAATCTACAAAAAGCAAAGAAATAATAGTACCAGAAGAGACTTTTAAAGAAGATAAAAACAAAAAGGATTTATTCTATTTAGAAGAGAAAACAAAAGTAACAAAAACAGATAGATCTAAATTAGAAAAGTTAATTAGGAAATACACAAAGCTCGAAGTGTCTAAATTAAAAGCATTAGCAAAAGAAGGTGGAAATATTTCAACTGACTTTGCAATATTTTTAAAAGAACTAGAAGAGTCAGTAATAAAAGACTATAAGCCTATTTTTAATTCTATTAGTACTAGATTAATACCAATAGCACAAAAAGAAGCAGGTGTTGATGATATAGAAGTTAGCACTGATGCCTTAGAAGCTTATACAAATACATATGCAACTGGCGCAGCTGGAAGACATGTTAATTCTAAAGCTTCAGAGGTTTCTAGAAAATTTAAAGATATCGAACCTGATAAATATGATGATTTAGCTAAAACTTTATCAGATAATTGGATAGTAAATAACCCTGTTGCTGAAAGTAAGGGTGAAACATCAAGAGCATCCAATGCTTTTAACCTATTTCTATATACGGCACTTGGAGTAACAGTTTGGCATGTAGTAGCTTCATCTGATAGTTGCGAATTTTGCGCAGAATTAGATGGAAAAGTAGTTGAAATAAACGGGGTTGTATTGGCTAAAGGCGCTAAAATGGATGATGGCGCAGGTAATACTAGAACAATAAATAAGAATTATAAACACCCACCTTTTCATAATGGATGTAATTGTGCCGTGGCACCAGGGAGATAAAGAAATGGGAAAGAAAAAATTAAAAAAGTTGATTGAAACAACTTTTGGTTCTTTAAAGCAATCAGAAATTAAAGAAGGACAAGAATCAGAAGCAAATGTTTGGACTGCCTCAATTTGGAAACTCGATAAGATCAATTTAAATGGAAGAGTTTATCCTACAACACTGGCTCAACGGCTTATAAATGAAAATAAAGCAACTCCTGTTTGTGATGGCCATGAACCTGATTATCATTCAGAATTTATAAATTATAGAGCTGTAGCTAAAGAGCCAAAGATTATAGACGGCGAACTTGTTGTCACTATTAAAGTAATTGATGAAAAATATAACGAACTCTTATTACGGTTATTAAAGGAGGGCATAGGAATTGGTGTATCATCAGTTGGCTATGGTAGTTGTGATAGAGATGGCGTAATTGATGATAAAAGCTATGAGCTAGTTCGATATTGTGATTTTGTAACTTCTCCAGCAGGTGAAGTTTATGCAGAACCACAAGATGCAGATAATGAAGATGATGACGAAAATGAAAAGGATAATGATAATTCCGAAAGTGAATCAGTGGATTTACCAGGAGAGGAATCAGTGGATTCTGAATTAGCAGAAGAAATTTCTCGAATAACAAAAGCAAGAGAAATTAGGATTTCTCGAGGATGTAAAAAATGACACTTAAAGAAAAATTAGAACAAGCAGTAGCAAATGAAGCAAAGGCTTATAAGACTTTACTTAACGAAAATACAACACAAAATCTTGAAGCTTACAAAAAGGCTTCTGAATTGATTTCAGTTATTGAAGAGCAGATTGTTAAGGAATCTCAAAATAACTCTGATAGTGGCTTAATTGAAAACGAAAGTGATAAAAAAACTGAAATAGAATTAAAGTCTCTTCAAGAAAAGAAAGCAACTGATGAGTTTGTTGAAGGTTTTCGTTCAGCTCTTTTAGAAGGGAGAGCTTATGCTGCCTTAATTCCTACCACCATTGCTACCAAAATTGATACTGCACGTAATAAGGTTGCAAAATTAAGAAACTATTGCACAGTTCACAAAACCAAAGGGTTTTATACCATTGCAATTGATGATGATGATATTGAAGTTTATTACACTGCACAGAGTGCAAGCACTAACTCTTCTCAAACAGTAACTCCTACTACAAAAACTTTAGGTTCTTATGATCTTAATGCAATAATTAAAGTTCATGAAGATGATTTAGCAGATGTTACTCAAGATTTAGAAGCATGGATTGTTTCTAAATTCAGTAAAGCCTATGCCAAAAAAGAAGATCATGAAATTTTATTAGGTGCGGGTTCTGTTTCTGATAACATGACTGGGATTATTACTGAATTGGGTTCTACAGGTGTAACAGAAGTTGAACAGTCTGACTTTAACTGGACTTCTGTTTCGGATTTCATTGATGGACTTGGTGATTATTCAGATTCAGCAATTTTGGTAATGAAGCATGAAACTGTTGCAACAATCAAGAAATTCCAAACTGCAACTGGGAATTATTTATTCTCACAAAATGAGAAATTAAAAACAATAAATGATATTCCTATTGTTGAATGTAAAGAGCTTGATAAGGTTGGAAGCACAGGTAATGTAATTGTTGCAGGTGACTTCAGTTATTATCATATTGCAGACCGTCAATCAATGGCTATCAAAATATTAAGAGAAAGATATGCTGATGAAAACAAAGTTGGGTTCAAAGGAACTGAACGTCAAGATGGTAATTTGTCAATTAAGGATGCTTTTAAGATTCTTAAAGTTATAGCTGATGTTCCTGAAGAACCTGAAGCTTAATTAAAAGGAAAGTGAAAATGATTGTAAGCGAATTAAAAGATTTTGGAATTAACGTTACAGAAAATGATAAATATCAAAACATTCTTGATATTTCCGAATTAGCCTGTGCCAAATTTTGTGATCGTGAAACCTTTTCACTTTCTGATTATTCTTTTTTTAGTGATGGTGCTTCTTATGATAAGTTAGTCTTGCCAATAACTCCTGTTACTGCTTTAGCCTTGTATGTTTCAATTGATAGAATTTTTACAACTCCTATTCTCTCTGAATCTTACAGACTAGATTCTAGGACAGGGATAGTTACTTTCTATGATCAAGAAATTTTAAGAGCAGAAGGCCGTGACGTAGTTAAAGCTATATATACGGCAGGATATGAAAATATTCCAAAAGATATAAAGGCCTGTATTGCTATGACATTTCAGTATGCTTCTAAAATTTTAAGTTCATCACAAGTTGGAATTACTACTAGAAATACTGATGGTGGAACTGAAAGCATAGAGCAATCATTACCACCATTGGTAGTAAAAAAGATGCTTCAAAGATATAAGAAGGGAAATTAATTGTCTGAAGGAATTAAAATTTCACTTGGAGGAAAAGCACCTGATGTTATTCAAAAACTAAACGCTAAATATCCAGCTTACGTAACTATGGCCATTGGTGATTTATCTCATAGTTTGGCAGATAACATAAGAAGTTCTTTTTTACATGGTAAAGCTTTAGAAATGATTACTGGTCAAACAGAAGAATCAGTAAAGGCTTTCTACGAAAAACGTTCACAATCATGGTTTGTTCGTGTTGGAGTTGGTGTTTCTGGGTCTCTTAATTATTTAGCAAAATGGACTGGAACGGAGCATGAATTTATGTCACCAGGGTTTGATGAATTTAAAAGGAATACAAATATTTTAGATTATCTAATAAAAAACGTGGAGGCAAAAATAAAATGAATGTTCAAGAAAAATTAACAGCTTTTGTTGAAGCTTTTTTAAATCCTCTTTTAATAGAAAGAGAGCTACCTTCATTTAATGTTATTGTTCAAGGTTTTAGTGATCCTTTATCAAGTGCTATTGAATATCCAAGAGCAAATATCGTGGAAACAGGAAGGTCTTTTAATGTTGAAGATTTTACTACATCTCATTCATTACTTTTAGGCTTAGCTATACAAACAGAAGAAAGTGACGTTTTAAAAAAATGGATGACTGATTATACCGAAACAGTTGAAGAAGTTATGAGGTCCAACCCTCACCTTGGAGGATGGTGTTTGTTGTCTGATGTAAATATAGAAACAGATGCTAGAACAGGAATAGGACTTATTGCTATTACTATAAAAATCGAGGTAGAAGCAAGTGAATAAAAAAAAGAAACAATGGATTTGTAAAAATTGCAAAATAGTAGTTAATCGGTTTGATTATGAAAGCCAAAGACCTTGCCCCAAATGTGGCAAAGTAATGACACCATTTGTAGTTGAAAATGAAAACAAGAAAGAACTTAAAGTTCTAAAGGATTAAAAAATGGCAACATATACAGGAATTGATGCTGAACTAAGAATCGGAACTATACCAAGCAAATTGGCTTGCTGTGAGAAATTCACAGTAAAAGAAGCAATTGATATTAAAGCAGATAATGAACTCGGCCAAAAATGGGATAAAAACGTTAGTGGCACTCACTCGTTTACTGTCTCTGGAACATGTAATTTGGATTACACTGATGAAAACAGAAAACTGCTAATTGATGCAAATGGTGAAGAGGTTTCTTTCGAAGCAGATGCTGGCAATCTAACTTTATCAGGAGTTTTTCTTCTTGATAGTAACAGTATTCCGTTGGAACGTGGGAATATTATCAAATTAGACTTCACAGGCAAAGGTACTGGCGAATTAACAAAGGCAGCTAAAGTATAATGACTATATCAATTCAACGTGAAAAAACCTTTCATCCTAAATGCTGTAGAACTGCCAAACAGATTGAAGAAAAAGAAGAATCAACAGTTGAGGTAACTTATAAAGTTCCGTCTTCAGAGGATTTTGAAGGGTTTATTAAAAGTTCAATGACAGATTCAGAGGTCTACAAAAAAAGCATTTTAAAAGTTAAAGGAATTTTTAGATCTGACAATAACAACGAAGTAACTGAACGAGAATTACCAGGTCTTCCTGGCTCTCGAGCATTAGTTCATGAAGTTTGTCAAAAAGTTCTAAGCGAATTTAATTTTGATTTTAAAGAAAAAAACTAATAACCCGCTTATATTGTCTTTTGTGTGAAGGGTATACAACGAAATATAAGCGGAAATATGGCTATTGCGACAGAGTTTTAGAACTTAAAAATCATGATTTAGTAGAGCTTGATAGCATAACGTCAATCCTAAGTGATGAACTAGCTATCAGCTCTTTTCTTTTTTACCAGAGGTGGAAAACGCAAGGTTATCCCTATTCTGGAGGTTGGGCTACGATACCTTGCAAGCTAGTAGAAATAATCGACTTACTAGAACCGTTAGATAAGCTATATCACCCCGAGCAAAGGATGTTTTAAATGGGAAAATCAGCAGATTTAAAATTAAAAGTTACGTCAGATACTTCCCAAGCCACTACTGGACTTGGAGGCTTAAAAAATAAAATGAGTGATCTTGGTAATAACCAAGGTTTAACCAGTTTTAATAAAGGCCTCTTAGCCGTAGCTCCTGCCGCCGCCGCTGTTGGTTTGGCCGTAAGTAAAATAGTAAGCGCAACAAAAGAATGGGTTGATTTATATACTATTCAAGAACAAGCGGAAACAAAACTTCAAGCAACTCTATCAGCTACAGGAAATCAAATTGGAATGACTGTAGATGAATTAGGTGATTATGCTTCATCTCTTCAAAAAACTACTACCTATGGTGATGAAACTATACTAGGTGTTGAGCAATTAATGGTAGCTACTAAATCTTTAAGCAAAGAAGGCTTACAAAGAGCTACAATTGACGCTTTAGATTTAGCTACTGCAATGGGTACTTCTGTAACCAGTGCAGGACAACAGTTAGCCAGAGCTCTTACAGACCCTATCGGCCAGTTAACTACACTGAAAAGAATGAATATCAATTTTACGGATAGTGAAAAAGATAAAATTAAAACATTAATGGAGACCAATAGAGTAGAAGATGCTCAAAATATCATTTTATCTAAAGTTGAATCTACTTATGGAGGCATAGCTGAAAGTGTTGGAGCTTTAGATTCATCAAAGTTAACACAAATCTCTAATGTAGTTGGTGATATCAAAGAAGACCTAGGTGAAGGTTTAGTGTTGAGTTTAGCTCCTGCCTTTGAGTGGCTTTTAGATTCTCTCTATAAGGTAGAAAATTATATACAAGCTATTAATGGTACTACAAGCGGAATAGCTTCTTATACCAGTATCGTTAAATGGCAAAAAAACGGAATGGACCCAACAGAAGCGCCAGATATACGTTCAACAAACTGGGAAGGGGCAAGAGCTTCTGCATATAGTTCTATACTTGATACATATGATATAAATAATCTTGGCAAAGGTGATGATAGAATTAATTCCAATGTTTCAAATAAAATTTCTGAAGCAAGAGAAAATGGAGACTCTGCAGGCGCCGTAGATTTAATAAAGAAAGCATTAGGCAATGATATATATACAAAGTCTTCCTGGTATAGCTCTATACAAGATTATAGAGAGGAATTTATGGCCTTACAAACCATTGATGAATATGAGCAAAATGTTCCAACAAAACCGACTATATCAAATTTTTCTTCTGCTTCTTCAGGTGCTCAACAAACCAATGCTACTTCAGAATCTGAAGTTCAAACGGTTACTGATTTTATCTCTTCTAATAAAACCGCTTCTGATTCTGCGCAAAAACAATATTACAAAGAATTAATTGATAAAGCCAATGAATATAAAACAACAGCTACAGCTACAGAAGGTGAGAAAACATCTTTAGATGAAATGATAACTACATGGAATGAAAAAAAAGAAGCAATAGGGAAAACTACAGAAGAAGTATCTATTTATGGTGAATTTGTAAAATCAAATTCAGCCTTATCTGTATCTGCACAAGAAGAAGATATTCAAGCGCAGATTAATAAAGCAACTGCCCTCTCTAATAATAATGCCCTCTCTGAAAAACAAAAAACTATTTTAGATGAAATAATAATTAAACTAAAGGAACAAAAGGCTGTATTAGAAGCTCCAGTAGAAAATGCAATTGATAATTATATTAAAGAAAACAGAACATATTCCAATACGGCAGTAGTTGATGCTATATCAGAACAAGTTAAATATGCCGAATCATTACTTGAATCAAGTGATTTGACAGATACTCAAAGACAAAAATTAACCGAAATATTAGCTGCATTAAAGGCAATTAAAGAAGAAGCTTCTAACCCTGATTCAAACAATGATATTATAAGTGATGATACAAATGAAATTATAAGTTCAAGTTTAAACTTGCTACAAACCTCTACAAATCTTATTGACCAGTTATTTACAAACAGTATTAATACAAAAAAAGAACAGTTAGAAGAACTCCAAAATGCTTTTAAGCTCACTTCTGATAGTGCAAAAGAATCTGCTATCTCTCAAATATCAAGCCTTGATAAGCAATATGGAGAAGGTCTTATTTCTTTATCAGATTATGAAGCGAAAGTTAAATCAGTTTATGCTACAAAAAACGCTACAATAGCAGAAGCAGCAGAAGCAGAAGAATCAAAGCAAAAAGAAATAGATAAGCTTAAAGAGCGACAATTTAATGTAGATAAAGCTAACAATCTTTTGCAAGCCTTGGCTAATGGTGCGCTTGGCATAACTGATATCTGGTCAAAACATGGAGCAAATCCTGTTCTTGCAGGTGTTTTAACAGGAATTGAAACTGCTGCTATTTCTGCGTCTTTTGCTACAATAGCATCACAGAAATATACATCCTTAGCTACAGGAGGTTTTGTCTCTGGAAGTACTCATGTTGAAATAGGTGAAGGTGGTGATGATGAAATAGTATTACCTTTAAATCAAGATGTATTTGATAAATATGGATTAAGCTCTAAGAGTTCAAATAATGGCACAGGTGTAATTAACTTCAATATAAGTATAAGTGGAGGTAGCGACTCAAACAACACTACTAAGGCTGTTTATAACGCAATTGAAAAAGCACAAAGAACAGGCTATATACCAAGGTGGAATTATGCTAAATAATTTAAAAATAACTTTTGATTTTGGAACTGGCGAGGAAGATTTTACAACTCTTGCAAGAACTTTAGAGGTTAAAGAATGTGTAGGTGCGCTTGGAAAACATGAAACTCAAACAGCAGAACTTACTGTTAAATCAAAAGAGCTTACTGTTAGGATTTTATCGGCTACCGAAGATATTAAAGGCTTTATTTATGAAGATGAAATCTTAATCTTTTCGGGAATTGTTAAATCTTCTTTATCTGTGGCTACATATAGTCATATAGTAGATCCTGTTACAATCTCAATTCTAGATAATACAGAAAAATTAAAATGCTATGTATATGATGAAGAAGTAGCGCTTGATGATGGAATAAAGATTCAAGAATTTACTAATATAGCAACTCTTAATTCAGAAGATCCCACCAATTCTTTATTTCATATTTTAGTAGATTTATGTTCATCTGATTTTATTGTCGAATCAGAAATTGAAGTTCCAAATATTGTAGTTCAATTAAAACTAGAGGAAGGTAATTATATTAATTCTTATCTTGCTGATTTGTGCTATGAGCATGAAATTGACTACAGATTTATTGGCAATACTATTAAGGTTTTTTCCACTAAAACAAATAGAGAAAGTACAAAAGAAATTTCCTCCAATTTATTACGCAATAATTTAGGGATTAGCAAAGGTGATTCTGATGTTGATGGTTTAAAAGTTTCGTATAGAAAGTTTTTGTCAATTGAAAATTATGTTTTAGCAACCATAAAAAAACCAGATGCTACTTGGGCTAATAGTTACTGGGTAAGAGATGGGTTTACTACTGGTTATGATGGAAGCTGGAGAGAGTATCCTATAGAAAGAGACGAAGATGGAAATAGATATTCTACAAATTGGGATTTTTCATTAATAAAGAAACAGTATTCCTCTCCAACTGTAATAGCTATTGATAATTACAAACCTAGTATTAGTCATCATGGAGCCTATCAACACGTAAGAGGTCAAATTGATACAGCCAATGCTACAACAGAAAAAGGTAAAGCCTGGATAGAATATAGCGGATGGTATGACGAATTATTTAGAAATGATTCAATAACAATGAAAGTTCTAGGTACTGTTTATTTATCTGAATCAAGAAATCAATCAACTATTATTACAGGAGATAATCCTGTTTCATATGAAGCTAAAACAATTTCAGAAGATGATGAAGTAAAGATTTTTGCAACAAATATAAATAATAAAAAAAAGAGTGGTAAAAATGTATTCACTTTTTTGAGTTATGAAAAAATTGAGCCTAATTCCGTTATTTCATTTAATGAAAATAAGAATTTAAACCTTTTATCTAAATTACGAATTTTGTCCAGAAAAAAAGATTATGACACGAATAGGTTTTATTATGAGTTAGAAGGAATTGATTCAATAACTGTAACCAAGCCAATAACTACTATACATAAAGAAGAAAGATATCCTGCAGTTTCTATTGATTTTCTGAAAATACAATCAACAAGATATAAAATTGAATCAACAGAATCTTTAACAGAATCTTTATTTATTATTACTGCTTATGGAACAGTTTTTGACCAATATAACTTAGTTCCTTCATGGACTATTAATGATAAAGCTATTTCGGTAGTAAATCCACAGGGATTTACTTTAACTAAAGATAATCTCAATGCTGGAACAAACTATATTAAAGCTAGTGTTACTTATAATAGTGAAACTGTTGTTAAAGTTATTCAAGTTGAATATAACGCTCCTGTTACAACTAATATAGAATTACTTCAATCAAGTTCATCCACTCTTGATGATAATTTCATAGGTGAATATAATGCAGATTCTTTTTACTTTGATGATATACCTATCGAAGTTGGCCAGAAAAAAACAGTAGGCAAAAATACTATATTAGTTGTTGACGGAATCGAGAAAGGTGTAGTTTCAGAAACAGCAAATAAAAGTTTTGGTATTTTTGATATAGCTCCAGTCAACATGGTTACAGATTCAATTTCTGTGGCTGATAGACAATATATTATTGAAGGTGATAGTTACATATATCATTCTATAAAAACAACAACTTTAACCGCAGGTGATGGAACTGTTGAAACTATAACTGAAGATGTTTATAAACCCTGTGTTTTCTCTTCTGGCTCCTGGATTGAATGTGCAAATATTGCGGATCTTAATTATTCTGCGGTAATGTCACAATCAAGAGATATTATCCTTTCTGAAGGAAAGAATATTAAACAAAATTCAATAGCGCTTTATGGGTACTTTCAAAACCTTTCAGCGGTTAATGCCGTCTTTGATAATATATATACAAAATCAATTGTTATTAGTGATCAATTATTAAAACCTGGTTCATCTACTGAACGAGAAGATTTTTCAGTTAATATAAGTGCAGCTAAATATAACGAAGAAGGTGCAATGATTTCTGCTCCTGCTTTTGAATTAAAAACAGGTGATTCGTACCTTTTGGCAATAGATAATAATTTCTATGATTTTTATGAATCTAAGACTAAAAGAGCCCTGGTGAATGGTACAGGAGATTTTGCTATAACCGATTCTCGTATTTATATGAAAGGAATGGTGGCGGATGGATTAAGTGCCAAAAACTGCAATATATATGGAAATGGATCATTTGATATTTTACAAACTCCTGCTTTTGTAGTTCAGCCTTCTGGTAGAGATTTTGTAAAAATAATTAAATCTTTAGCATTGAATGAACGAATGGCCTTTGATTTATGTATATGGGCTAAAACTAATAATATTAGCTTTGATACAATGATAAGATGTGAAGTTGCAGAAGAATCAAATATCGGCTGGATTTTATTCTCCGCAGATAATATTAGTGGTTTAGCTTCAGGTTCATGGAATACTGAAGAATTAAAATGCTATGTATATTTTTATAACGATACTGGTAATCAAGTAACAATGGCATCTAGCACTACTACTAAAGTTGGTGTTGATGTAGCTAATATAGGATGGTGGGGGGTGGCTTGGCCGTGGCTTGGCTCTACTGTTGTATATCATTTTGAAAGTGCTGGAACTTTAGGGAAATTTCAAATCTATGATGGAGCTTTTCATTCAGTTGCTACTAGCAAAGGAACAGGAATTACTCCAGTAGCTCCTATTAAATCTGTAGATCCCGATTTTTTAGCACTACAAACTCCAATCGACTATGGAATTACTTTTAGGGATAACCCAGTAGTTACATATAATGGATCATCTTTAAATTCTCTAGTTTATGATGTTGTTATTCCTACCTATAATGCCCTAGTTGGAGTTATGGCCTATAAAGGAAGTTCTTATGATGTAATGTTAGAGGCACCCGCTCTAGATTCAAGTATGCCGATTGGTACCGTTTATAACGTGGGAGGTGTTTTGCATGTCAAATAAATTTTATAAAACAGATAAAAGTATCTATGTTGAATCTGATATAAGTCTTGATGGTTTTAAAGAAGTTTCTAAGCGTGAATATGATTTAAAAGTGAAACCAACACAAGAACAAAAACTGAAAGCATATTTATTTTCAGAAGATACTAGTAGCAACAAAAAGGAATATCTTTACACCTTTTTAAAGTATCAGCTAGATGAAGATTTTCTTTACAATACCAGTAAACCCCTTTTTGGCAATGGTAAAACCGTAGATGAAATTCAAGCAGAAATCACTAAATATGATAGTGATAAAGAGGATTATGTAATTTTGTTAAAAGCTGCAAAAAAAGAAGCTAAACAATATATTAGAGATTTAGTTAAAACCATAGGAGATGAATAAATGGCAGAAAAATGGAATTTTGATGCTCTCTTAAATCCCGCAAATACTGATAAAGTTTTAGTGCTATCAGAGCTAGGTGCTGGACATTATCCAATTGAAGCTTTAAAGAATTTTTTAAGCTCAAAAATTTCAATGCTTCAGGAAGTAATGGAAAATTCAGATTCAATACAGGAACTATTAACTAATTGTAATGAAATTCTTTCTGATCAAGAATTGTTAATTAATTGTAGTGAAATCATTACTAATGTAGCAGACATTAGACAGTTAAAAGACAACGCTTTATCAAGTGAACACAATGCAAGTTCCAGTGCTTCGGGGGCTTCTACTTCTGCTAGTGAGGCTCTAGCAAGCAAAGCCAGTGCAAGTACTAGTGCTTCAAGTGCTTCAACTTCAGCAAGTGAAGCTCTAGCAAGCAAGAATAGTGCAACTGCTAGCGCTTCTGGAGCTTCTACTTCTGCAAGTAACGCTTTAACCAGTGAAACAAAGGCCCTAGCAAGTGAGGTAGCTTCGGAATCGTCTAAAAACTCCGTAGCCTTAATGAAGGTTGAAGTTGAAAACATAATTGGAGCAGGGCTTGGTGGCAATAATATTGCAAAAAATGGAAAAGTTTTTTCAATTGGCTATCAAGAAATCAATAACCATTACTGTATAGTGTATACGGAACAAACAACACAGGAGGAATAATAAATGCTATTTCCACAAATCTCACCATCTGATATGGCTAAAGTAAAAACGTCAATTGACAAATTGAACCATGAAGAAATTCAAGAACTTAGTATAGGATCATCTTTTAGAACAGGGAAAATAACGGCCCTATCAAGTTCAAATGTTTTACTTCAAGTAGGAACTACTGCCCTGGTAGATAGAACTTCGTTGATAGTAAAAAATCTTTCTAACATACAAGTTCAATTAACCTCTTCTACTATTAATAGTAGTGTTGGTTATCCTTTAGAGCCAGGAAGTACTGTTAAGCTTAATTTTTCAACAGTATCCCAATCTATTTATGCAAAGTCAGTTGGATTTGCTGCAATTTTGGAGGTTACAGAATTATGATAAATTTTACTTATAGTCACGAAACTGAAAAAGTAACACAGGGAACTAAAATTACAGTTATCTGGAAAAAAGATAATGAAGATATTTGTTCAAAAACTGCAATAGTTAACGGAAACTGTGAGGTTTATGCTAATCAGTTAGCTCGAGACTGCAGAGTGGAAAATGCTAAACTGTTCATAGATGAATCGGAGCAACTGGAGGGTATAAATGAAATATAAAACAACAAAATTAGAAGAAGCGTTATTCAAGGCAGAAAACAGAATAACTGATATTGCAAAAACAAATGCTAGTTTGATTCCTGATGAAACAACCTACGGTTGCGAATTGTATGATTTAGGTCAAGAAATCAAAGAATTAACTGAAGGGAAGAACGAGTTAATCTTTGATAAACTAGGAAGACCTAATGTAATGGTTAATTTTAAAGTTAATGAAACTGCTAGGAATAGTTTTCTTTCAAACAATGGAGTTGATTATGCACCATCAGAAGGAAATCTTGGAGTTCATCCTGCTTTCGTTCAATCAGGAAAATTTCAAGGTTTTAGATTGGGCAAATATATGGCCGCTCGCCATAATAATCACAACTTCCCTACTTCATTAAGGGGAATGTCTCCAGCTCATAATATAACCCATGACGGATGTACAGGATTAATTAATAGTGCTAACGCTGGTGCCTTTTCAAATGGTAAAGCCTTGCATTTAGAAACAGCTCCAGAAGTTGGCTATTTGTCTTTATTATCAAGGGCTAAGGGTTTTTGTTGCAAGGGTAATAGCTATTTTGGTACAGACCAGTCTTCAAAAAACGGAACTGGAATTCCATGTGATGATCATATTTATGTAAGTGGTGAAGAATCTAGAGTTGGAAAAACATTAACGGGAAGTGGACCTGCTTCCTGGAACCTAGACGGAACCTGTTTAAGTCCTGCTGATTTAAGAGGTAACGCTTATGAGTGGAAAGCTGGCATAAGATACTATGAAGGATTTATTCAAGTCTTGGATGGAAATAAAGCTGCAATAGAAGGAGTTGATTTATCTGCTTCTAGCACTGAATGGAAATATGTATTAGCTAATGGAACTTTAAGCACTACTAATGATGGAACAGCTTTAGGTTGGAGCTATTCTGATGTTATTGGAGCTTCTAAACCGTTCGAGTTGGCTCAGGGTAGCGAAATAGTGAGACAAGCAAATGAAGCAGAAGGGTATGGCGGAAATAATTTCTCAACACTTACAGCAAAAGCTGGAATAGTTGTTCCTGGGATATTAAAAGAGCTTCTAGTAATGCCAGTAGGTTCTAATGATCCAACTGGGTATTCTTACATGCGAAACGCGTTACTTATGGAACGTGGTTTGTATTTCGGTGGTTATTGCCACGATGGTGCCTCGAACACGGGCTTCGGTCGGTGCAATGGTCACAATTCCCGTGGTTATTCGAACTGGAATATAGGCTTTCGCGTGGGTTCTTTAATTTAAGAGCTCGAAGAGCGACTTATTTTCCTTCTTCTTTTTCCTTTTCTTATTTTTTTTGAGGTTATATTATGAAAAATTCCTTTCCTTCTATTTTTACTGATACAGAAAAAATGCTTCAGTATTTATATACAATTATTAGAAAGATAGCCAATGCTGAAAAGTATACTCTTGGTGCACAAATCAGAGAGAGTGCTGTTTTATTTTATGCATTAATTAGAAGAAGCTATTATACCTACAATAGAACTGAAAAACTAAAAGCATTAAACGAAGCTAAATTAGAACTAGACAAGTTGAATGTTGAAATTAAACTAGCTCTAGCAATAGGTGCTATGAGAGATATCAAGAATCATCAAAAGATAAGTGAAATGCTCGGACAAATATCAGAGCAACTGCGAGCTTGGAGTAGTCATTGCTAAGCATGGTTAAGTAATATTAGCGTTTGGTTTGTATTTCGGTGGTAATTGCAACAATGGTGCCTCGAACACGGGCTTCGGTCAGTGCAATGGTAACAATTCCCGTGGTAATTCGAACTGGAATATAGGCTTTCGCGTGGGCTCTTAAAACAAGAAGACAATAGCTAAAACCCTATTGTACAAAAAAAAGAACGATTACTTGCCTCTATAGAGAAAATAAATATAACGTTACAACGGCTAAAAAGTGGTTGTAACGTGTTTTTTTTGGAGAAAAATGACTTTATACGAACAAATATATGACTGGGATAATTTATCCCTAGCTTTTGAAGAGGTGGGTAAAACTCATAGATTTAATTCTGATTTTATGGAACTAGCATTTGATGAATATCAATGCTTAGCTAATTTACAATGGCATTTGATATATAGGACTTATAAATTTTCTAGATGTAGACACTACCAAGTAAGGGAGCCCAAATTAAGAAACATAACAGAGCCACAAATGCTAGATAGGATAGTAATGCGGGCTATTTATAATATTATCAACCCTCTTTTTGAAAAGCGTTTTGTCTCTCGCTCTTATGCCTCTCGTAAAGGTGGTTTAAAGCCTATTACTAACGAAGATGGCAAAACTTATCTTATTCCTCACAAAGAAGGTAAGGGCACTGTTAATTCTTGTGCTGGAGTTCA